AAACCTAGAAATTATGAAAACTCACGAAAACAAAAACAAAACAAAACGCATTTGGTATGATACACGTTTAAGACTTTGGACTCTTCAAGATTTAGATAGTCAAGAAAATCAAATTGGAAACGTGGACTATTCCGTTGATAGAAAAAATGCTTTTGAATGGCTGAAAGAAGAAAGTAAATAAATTAACTAAACTAAAACCTAGAACTTATGAACGGAACAATCAGAAAAATAACAATCACAGAACAATTAAAAAGAAACATCAACTTTATCGGCATCAACGATATCAAGCATCCTATACACGGAATAATAGACGTTGATAGAAGTAAGCTAACAGACCTACTCAAGTACGAGGAGGGTCACTTGATTCGATTCAAGAAAGAAATGTTTAACAAAGGTTAACTGACGAGTCTTAACTAGACGAAACGGCATCACAAGGTGCCGTCTTAACCAATTAAAACCTTACACAATGGAAAAATTAATGTTTGGCTTGGCTATTTTCTTAGGAGGTGGCCTTGCAATTACCTTGCTATCTACGATAGTAATTCTTGTTATTGACGGATTTCCAACTCTATCAATATGAAAGTACAAATCACAAGTAGCTACGGTTTCGACCACAACTGGACGTTGTGTGTTGACGAAAAAGAATTCTACCTTGGGCAGGACGTAAAGTTTTGCTCAAGGGTATTGGGTATGTCTCCATCCTATATCGTACAACAAATAGGAAGCGGTGAACTTGAAGACCCAAAAATAAACACTAGACTAGCAAAATTTATTGTGAAGTCATTAGGATTGACCAAGAAAAAATTAATGAGTATGAACACGTGGGAATTATGTTCCCAATAAAAAGTAGAAATTATGAAAGCTAAAGAAATAGAAATCAATAAATTTATAGATAGATTTTCAGTAAACTTTAACAAGTCTATAGATGCGTACAAATTAATGCAAGATGGGTATGTATGGAGTAATGCTGATGTTTATAATTACATCTATGAATTTAAAAATGAGATGCTAAATATAGAAGAGAAATACATTATAGAAGAAGTAACAGATTACATTAAACTTATTAACCAATAAACCTTAGAACTTATGTCAAAAGAAAAATTGTATCGAAACAAAGATGGCGAATACCTCTACCTATTCAATTGGATAGGTGGTGGATTCAACGATGAGTGGGGACTTAACAAAAGAGAGGCCATTAAAAAAGTAATGAAAGAACGAAGAGAGGGTGAATTAAAATACCCTACCCACGTGAAATTAAGAATCGATTTAAAAACAATGAGGCGTTGTACCTATAGTGAGTACCAAGCCCAAAACAGAATGGGATGGATGTTAACAATGTAAAACCTAGAACTTATGAAAACAATTATTTTTATGTGGTACTTAATGACAGGTACTATTATCCCTCAAAAAGAGGTTGACGGCCGTATGACCTACCGAGTAGAGTTTAATTCTCTTACAGAAATAACGGAGGGGAATCAAACCTTTATCGGAACAAATGTAGATTATGCATACAAAGGAGAAATTCTACAATGGATAGAAACAAATGAATTTAAGTATAACGAAGAACTTTAAAAACCTAGAACTTATGAAAGAGAACAAATTAATTGCAGAATTTATGGGTGTTGATGAATTAAAATTCGATACCGATTGGAATTGTTTGATGCCCGTTGTTGAAAAATGCTACAACACAAAAGAAAGCTACAACTTACACAAAGATATTGAAGATGCTTTTATATATAAATTCGATGATAGACTTGAAGCAGTATATCTTGCAGTAGTAAGCTTTGTTAAAAGTTACAATGAAGCTATGGGACAAGAAGCAGTTTACTCAATACGTAATAACAATTAAAACCTAGAACTTATGGAAAGATATGCAAGAAAATGTGATGCTACGGGACGTGGTATGAACGAGGGATATGTTGTTGGTGATGGAGAATTATATTTCTCTGAGGAGCAACACGTAATAGATTGGATAAGAAGTCGTGGTGGTACTCACGGCCTATCTGACGAGTACATACTTAACGAAGCACACGGCTTAGAGGAGTACTACTACACGGAGTGGGAAGAAATTGACGAGGACCTATATTATGACGAGGATGGAAACGAGTATAAACTTTAAAACCTAGAACTTATGAGAGTAATTAGAATCAACACATCAGCTTGGTCAGAAGAGGACTTCTACCTAGTAACAACACTTGACGATGACCAAATCGTTGAGGTAATAAACCCACTTGTAAACGCAGAGAGGGACGGATACGAGGAGTACGATAACGATAGCTTGTTGCAAGCATTGAAAGATAGATTCCCTTTAGAGTATGTAGATATGTACACAGAATTCGACAAGCTAACATTCTAGACGATGATTGTGAACAAAAGACAACTGACCCTAGACTTTTTAGAAAAGCAGAGGGACTTAGACGACAGGTCGACATTCCAACTATACCTAATAATAGAAACGATGACCTCGTTGATTGAAGACAAAGACCTACAAGAAATACAAACCACATTTAAAAACCTAAAACCATGTACAGAACAATAGATCAATTGACCGAAGACGAGTTGCTTGAATTATCCGACAGAGAGGGTATGACAATCGACCAATTAAAAGATGAATTCAGCTCGACAATATTTGTTGAGGAAGATTTTTTTTGTAACCTATAAACCAACATAAAATGACAAGAGAACAAATAATGCAAACGGGAGGAAAGTTCTTCTCATTGACGTTCATCAAGAAAGATGGAACGGCCAGAAAAATTACTGCGAGAATCGGAGTAAGAAAAAACATCAAGGGTGTAGGACTATCGTTCAATCCATCAGACCACGGGTTGATAGTCGTGTACGACATCCACAAGAGAGCCTACAGAATGATAAACCTAAACACTATTGTGCTAACAAATGTTGGTTTATGTTGATTTAATGTTGATTTTTTTCACTTAAATAACTATTTATCAATATGTTATGTTGGAATGTTGATTTTTCACCCAAAACTAGCGTAGAAAATTAACCATAGTATATGTACTATTATATATATATATATTTTTTTTTTCATTCTATAGAGTAAAAATTAACATTCTAACATTAACCTAGCTACCATAAGGGATTCAACTATGTTGATTTCATTTCAACTTAACATTTTTTATTCATTTCTAACATTCTTAACATTATGAAAGCAACAATCTATCCAACCTTGAGGTGCGTAGACATTACTCACGGGGTTGAAACGCAGACAATTTATTTTAGTCAGTTAGACGAATGGTCGTCAGTAACAATTAACGGCCAAGATATCGACCTACACTTCGACTATGAGTTACGCTCAGACTTTGGAACAAAGTTAGAGTGGCTGAGCCACATCATCCAAGCCTATAGCTCGACAGATTCTGAATACACGAAACAATTAATAACTAAAACAGAAGTAGAAGTATGAAGCAATACCACATATGCTACTACATAAGCGACATCTTGTGTACGGGCATAACAATTGAAGCGTCAAGTATCCGTGACGCATTACGAAAGGTCGGTACTAATATTAACAACATAATTTACATACATGCTAAAGACCAAAGTTACGAGGGATGAGTACATCCAATCGTTAGACGTTGTCGAAAAATACCACAGGCAGATAAAGAAGCGTATGCTAGTAAATGAATGGCTGTGCAAGAATGCAGTAAGCAGAAGACTTCACAACGTATTAATGAGGCTACCTCACCTATACATTGATGACGTGACACCTGACGACATAATCAAGTCAAAGGGTGGCGGGATAAAGTCATTCAATGAGTTCAAGTCTATATATGCAAGCGGTGTAAGATAACGCCTATGATACCAATAGCGATTCTAGTAGTAATAATTTTATTACTCAGAGCAGATTTAATTTACTCAACACTTAGTGCGATAATATTATTTCCGATAACATTATTCTGCTGTGCTTGGGCTTTTTTTAATTTACTAAAACTTTTTTACCCATGAAAAAAATAATCTTTACGATAGCTGTGATGCTATCGATCAACGCAAATTCTCAGACCCTTGGACTAGAAAGATTCAAGAGATCGGAGGGCAACATGAAGTACATCTTGTTTAATAATTTACAAGACGCATTAGACACCTACAAGGCAGTAGTTGAGGACAACGGGTTCTTTTACAAGGACGCTATGTACGAGCTCACGTATGACGAGGAGGTGCTATTGTCTTATACAATTACAAATGAGAACGATGCGTGCATGTTTTTTATTGCAACCCGTCCAACGGGAGGTTACATCTTAGAGGTGTACACCATACCAAACGACAAACAAATTGATGTTAGGGACAGCAAAAGAAGTAACGGGGAATTTTTTACGTACCAATTTGACCCAGAAAAATGAAAGCTTGGGAAGACGTAAGCAAGCCAAGTAGGTCTTTGTACCGCACAGCATATAGCGAGTGGTACATCGACCGAGGGGTGAAGATAGAGAGATTCACCAAAGACGAAAGTGTTGTTGTCAAGAACACGATGACATACACGGACAGCTACGATGACATAACCCCTGAACAGCTACACATATTTGAAAATATGGGATGGGACGCAGGGGTTGTCATGGTAAACATCCAAACCAACGACAATAGGATTGAGTATTACAACGGCCTAATGAGACATGCAATAATAGACAATGACACTACACAGATAGACAATGTTCTACGAAAAAGAGAGGAATTGTTGAAAAAAAATGTAGATTTTCGCTTGGAATTCAATAAATTATTATCAACTTTGTAAAAAAATCAAATATGTCACACTGGAGAAATTTAATGAAGGACAACAAGTACCTAGGAAGTTGGGACTTGGAGGTCAACGGGAAGTACGAGCCCACTATCGTAACAATTGAGAAGATATACCAAGACGTAATGTTTGGTGAGATGGGCAAGGAGGACAAGGTGTTCATCAAGCTAAAGGAATTTGAGAAGAGCATGGTCTCTAACAGAACGAATTTCAAGAGGTTGGAGACATTCTTCAATTCATTCAACCCTGACGACTACACCTCCAAGCAGATAGTATTGTCTGTCGAAAAGGTAAAGAGTCCTCAAGGCATGGTTGACGCACTGAGATTCAGCACACGACCACTACCAAAAAAGGAGCTACCATCACTACCTGATGAGAAGCTACCCGTAGCTGTTGAGTCTGTGAAGTCTGGTCGTACTACCATCGATAAGATTCAGAGGCAGTACACACTGACGGCTGATCAAATTAAAATGTTTACAAATGAAGATTAGGTCATCATCGTGCTCCCCGTTATTTATGGGGGACGATGGGTTGACTGACATACAGCAAGCCCAACTTGACGAACTGCTATCAAAGATTAAACTTACTGACGCTCAAGCAATTAAGCGTGACCACTTACAGCAAAAGTCTAACACTATTGAGCTGAGTAGGGGTGCAAAGACTCTTATCGAGGAGTACATCAATAGGGAGTACTACGGGTACACTGAATCATTTTCAAACCCTAAGACTCAAAAGGGATGGGACGTTGAGCAGGAATCTATTGACATATACAATAGGATTTTCTTTACCAACTACCACAAACAAGCTGAGTTTGACAAGTACTACCACATATCTCATGGTATATCGGTTGGTCATCCTGACATTGTTGATTGTGAGAATAAGAAGATAATCGACATAAAGTCCTCTTGGTCAAAAAAGACTTTTCCCAAGACGATTGAGCAGGCCTACGACCCAAACTATGAGTGGCAGGTAAAACATTATCTCTACATTATGACTAAGATGACGGGAGATGACTGGAGACATGGCGAGGTAGCATTTATTCTCACCACCACTCCTGAGGAGTTAAAACCTGATTATGAGGACGACAGCCTACACTACATGGAGCACCTAGACGACAACTTGAGGGCCACTGTGTTTAGCATTGAACTTACAGATAAAGATATTGTCAAGATGGACAAACGGCTAGCTACTGCCGAGAAGTATGCAATTTTTTATTCTAATTTATTAAAAAACAAAAATGTTTAAAATTAAAGGAACAATTAAGATGATTGGCGAGACGAATGTTATCAATGACAAGTTTCGCAAGCGTGATTTTGTACTAACATCTGAGGATGACATGTACCCACAACAAATTTCATTTCAAGTTATGCAAGACAAGTGTGACGATTTGAATAACTTTAAAGAGGGCATGTCTGTCGAGGTGTCATTTAACTTGCGTGGTAGAGAGTGGACGAGTCCAACTGGTGATGTGAAGTATTTCAATACACTTGAGGCTTGGAGAATTGAGACTGCACAAGAGAGTCCAACAGCTGTTGCACCAGAAGAGAAGGTCGAGGAGGACCTACCATTCTAATGGAGTGGCTAGTATTTTACCTTTTGTTTTCAGGGATGTATACAATGGGTGTGTCATTTAAAAACCAAGCAAATTTATTTGAGTTCTTTATGCTTTTAGTCTTATCTATTATTACGGGTTGGATTTTAATGCCAGTACACATAGGAATGTGGATGGACTTAAACGATAAGTCATAGGTTCAGTTAGAGTTTCTGAGGTTAACCAACCATAATTGGAAAAAACTCTGGGTAGGTATCTTATGGGGTAGCCTACCCTTTTTTAAAAATCTAAAATTTAATTATATGAAATGGGAATCAAGCTTTAGCCATGGCCAAGATAGTATTGTACATTCAGTAATAGAATCATTCAAAGAAAGATCGACATCTGGAATCAAAAAATACAATACCACACTTGACAGAACGGACCTAAGTCCATTAGATTGGCTTACACACTTACAAGAGGAGCTGATGGATGCGACTCTTTACGTTGAACGTTTAAAAAAAGAAATCAAATGAAAGAAATAATGAAGGGAAGAATTACTCAAGAGGTAAAAAGAAAAGAAAGAAGACAGGAGTATATTTCAGCCTTAATAGGAATAATAATAGGATTATCATTTGGTCTAGTTGCTAGTGTTTTCATGTACAAGGACGCTGAGTCGTGCCATGAATTGCTAGAAGAAAATAGACTTTTAAAAGAATTATTGTATAACAATTAAAACAAAACAAAATGAAAAAAATAATGATGATTGTGGCAATAATAATTGCTACTTTAAGTTCTTGCACTAAGGAGGACATCACGTGTAACCCTACAACTTGTGGTGCTATAGTTAACGATGGTATAACAGATGGTTGTTATTGGTTAGAGATAGAGAATGATTGCTCAGGCAACAAGAAGAAGTTCTGCTTTGATCAAAGTGTATGGATGAATGCATACGTTGGCACTAACTTTTGTGTTACGGGTGTACAACCTTGGTAAATTCTTATTGGTATGGATAAGCCAAAACTTGTCCATACCTTTTTGGATGGTAGGTCATGTACATCTTTCAACAAATGTATATGCTGATATCCATGAGATACTAATGTCCTGTGGCATGAACATTATTGTAGCCATTGGTTTTATAATAGACTATAGGGATAACGCTAAATAAAGTTTACAAAAACCTACATTTTTGTCACATATATTTTACATTATTGTGACAGATAAACGGAATTAAACCAATTAACTATAACAATTTAAACAAGAACTATGACACCACAAGAAAAAGCACAAGAATTAGTAGCAAAAATGGAAAAGGATTTCCAATATTTTGCAAGTAGAGAAATAGCAATACAACACGCATTAATAGCAGTTGATGAGATATTACATACTTGCGTAGAATCAATGATGTACTATTGGCAAGAAGTTAAACAAGAAATAGAAAAATTATGAAACTAGAAGTATTTACAGAAATCTTAAATAGACTTAGGAAACAATCAGACAAGGAACATGCATTGTATGTATTAGATATAGATACTATTAATTTCTCAGACAATTATACTTCAGTGATAAACATTTTATTAGAGGTGTACTATGGTAAAGATGGAGCAGATTGGATTGGTTGGTATCTATGGGAGAGAGATCCTCTTGGAACAATTGACCAAGCAACTACTAATGACGGCTTACCTATTTGTTATGATATTCAGTCATTATGGGAAGAGGTAGAGCAGTGTAGGTTGGACAATACAAAAGAGTATGAGCTACCTGTCAAACTAACAGATGAGGAGAGGTTAGAAGTGCTAAAGATAATTGCAAAAGGAATGTAGCTAATATGTTAGCTATTAATACCTATTTGTCCCAATTCTAGCTAATATATGGGACAGTTTAATTAAATAGAAATGATATGAAACCAAAAAATAATTCTTCAGCCAGAATTGCTATGAAGGACATTTCAGAATATTTACATAATCAAGACATAAAGATAGTTGATGAAAATCAAGATGTATGGATTGTAACGCCTTCAAGAATGCAAAATAAAGAAACAAGAAAATTAAATTCAAAATTGGGGTTGCACAAAATAAATAAATTTTGGATCAGGGTGTCTCGTAATAAATAAACCTTTAAATAAAAAAGATATGAAACAAACAGCAGTAGAATGGTTAGAACAACAACTGTATAAAGCAGGATGGGAGCAATTAACTCATGAAGAAAAAATGAATATTTGTTGCACTGCAAAAATGATGGAGAAAGATGAGATATCAGATAAAGTATTATTTGAACAAGCCACTGTAGCAATGGAAGAACATTATGGTTATGATTGTGAAACAGAAATAGATGCTTACTTCAGAGGTGCTAAGTGGATGCAAAAAAATATGTATACAGAAGAACAAGTTAGAGAAGCAATAGAATTTGCAAGGGGACATCATAAAATGACTGATACACAATTTATAGAAACTTTAAAATAATATGAAAACACCAATGCAAGAATTACTAGAATGGGTAAGAAGAACTATGCCTATGGATTTAGTTCTACCTCAACAGATTGAGGATAAAATACAAACTTATATACCTAAAGAAAGAGAAGTCATTAGGTCTGCATACATGGATGGTCAAGATGATGTACTTGAGCAATGCAACTGTAAACTAGAGACTCATCTTAATTCACTACACTATTATAATAGAACCTTTAAAAACTCAGAACAATGATAGGAAAAGATGATTTAAGAAACAAAATGGATGTAAAGTTTTACTGCTCAAAACATCCTGAAAACGAGCTAACATTTTCAACTGATTTATCCAAAGTAGGTGCAAGTAGTGCTTATGAAGTGAATGTCAAAATAGTAATACATCCTTGCCATAGATGTCGGCATGAAGTAGAACGAATTGAAAATGCTGTGAGTGTTTTGTTGTCTGTCAAAAATGGCAGGTAAACACAGAGTATCACTGATGATACTCTGTAAAAATTATAAATAACAAGTAAAACTTATAAAAATGAGACAGATAGTATATAATTCAGTAAAATGCCTTGAGTGTAATGAGGTATTAGTAAGTAGACATAGGCATGACTATGTAACGTGTAGTTGTCCCAATGATGCTATGGTAGATGGAGGCAACGAGTATGGCAGGTATGGTGCAATGGACATGGAAAAGATTAAACTTTATTATGTTTATGAAGATGATGACTTTGAGGTTGTAAGACAACATGCAACGAGAGGTAGCAGAGGTAAGGATGGTAAAGACCCACTAACTTGGATAGCTATTGCTGATATGGACGATGACTACCTAGAGGCAGTACTTGACTATGGTGGTGTTGATTGGCACCTTGATTTAATTAGGAAAGAGATAGCATATAGAGATAGTTTATTAACTAAAAAACTGGACAAATGAAGATGATACTAGAGTATGATTGTGAAGAAGAGTCAGACGATGCAAGGACGGCCTTAGATGGATACAAGTGGAAAATGGCCATGTGGGAATTAGACCAACTTCTTAGAAGTGCAACAAAGCATGGTTCCTTTGAAAGAAGAGAAGCTACATCTGAAGAGATGGACATGGCTGATAAGATAAGAGATGCTATAAGAGATATATTAAATGAACATAACTTAAATTTAGACTAAGATGACACAAGAAAAAGCAAATAATATTTTTGAAACAGAAATAGGGCAACAACTTTTATCTATATACTGCACCTCTGATGATAGAGCATTTATTAGATATGAAGAGGCACAAATACACACAAACAATATGATTAATTCAGTTGGTTCACAAGAATTTATAGATACAACCATAACAGAATGGTTTCCAGAATAAACACTAAAATAAAATAACATGAAGAAAGTAGTTTGTATTAATGACAGAAAATTGCCAGAGGGGGCAGAAGTTGTGAATGGTAGGGAGTACCGTGTCATCAATGAATTTATAAATTCTTATGACCAGAGGGTGTTTATTATATCTGGAATAAGGAACAAAGGAACTACTAAAAATGGATTGATGTGGCATGGATACTCCTCAAGCCGATTTGCCGATTTGGATTTACTATCGATTGGTATTGGAGAATATAGTGAAGAATTGTCTAATTAATAAAATATAATAAATGATAACATACTTTAAATCAATCAGTGATACATCTTCTCCATTCTACCGTGACATCAATGTTGCATTAGACAGGATAAGGTCTGGCAAGTCAAAGGACATAGTTGAGTTAGTAAGGTCTGAGACAAACAAAGACATGCGTAACGAGAAGAAGAAGTTGTTGCCAGCGATATGTTTTTCTGGCACCTTCTCTAAGAGAGCAGACAACTCTATCGTTGATCATAGTGGATTTATTTGTTTAGACTTCGATGGCTTTGATGGAAACATAGAGGACAAAAGATTAGAGTTGATAAACGATAAGTATGTATACTCTGTCTTTACCTCTCCATCTGGTGATGGATTGAAGGCGTTGGTCCGCATACCAAAAGACCCGATGAACCATAAGAAATATTTTCTGTCACTACAGAAGCATTTCTTTTGTAAGGAGTTTGATGTGTCTTGCAAGAACATAAGCAGGGTGTGTTATGAGTCCTATGACCCTGATATCCATGTTAATGAATTGTCTTTGGTGTGGTATGAGATGGAGAAGGACCCAGAATATAAAAAGCCAATAGTAAAAACAATAACTATTGTAAACGAGGACGACATCACAAAGAGGCTGTCTATTTGGTGGGAGAAGAACTATGGCATGGTCAGTGGTTCTAGAAATAATAACCTATACATACTGGCCTCTGCACACAACGAGTATGGAATTTCAGAGTCGTTATCAACACTAGTCCTTATGTCTTATGATACTGCTGGTGATATGGCTAGAGAGATACCACAGATAGTATCTAGTGCATATCGAAACAAGGCATCATTCAATACTAAGTTCTTTGAGGATTCTGAAAAGATTTCCACTATTAAGAATAAGATACTAAATGGTACCCCAGCATCTGAGGTAGATGGGTCGGAATTCGTTACCATTGATGAAGATGAATTTTGGACAAAATCTAGCAAGGGTAAGGTTGACTTGGTTCCACATTTATTTAGGCTGTACTTACAAAACAATGGGTTCTATAAGTATTATCCAGTTGGATCAAACAACTTTGTCTTTGTTAGAGTTGTCAATAATACCATCAGCGATGTTAACGAGGACATGATAAAGGACTTTGTACTAGAGAAGTTGTTAGCTATAGACGACATGTCTATATATAATTTCTTCGCTATGAACACGAAGTTCTTTCAAGAGACCTTCTTAAACTATGTTGCAAAGATTGAGCCTGAATTTATGGTTGACACTCCTGACGAGGCTTACCTGTACTATCAAAACTGTGCAGTCAAGGTTACACGGGACGAGATATTTAGTATTGACTACAAAGAATTGACGGGCCATGTTTGGGAGAAGCAAAAGATAAACAGGGACTTCAGTAAGTCAAGCGTTGTTGATTGTGAGTTTAGGGTATTTATTAAAAATATTTCTGGCGACAACACTGAACGTCTAAAGTCTATGGAGTCAACACTTGGCTACCTTATGCACAGTCACAAGCCAGCCAGCTACTCACCAGCGGTTATATTAAATGACGAGGTGATCAGCGATAATCCAGAGGGTGGTACTGGTAAGGGTATCTTTGTAAAGTCTATAAGCCACATGAAAAAGATGGTAATTATAGATGGCAAGGGATTCAGTTTTCAGAAGTCATTCCCATACCAAAGGGTACAGGTAGACACGCAAACACTTGTCTTTGATGACGTTGCACGTAACTTTGACTTCGAGAAGTTGTTCTCTATCATTACTGAGGGGATAACACTTGAGAAGAAGAACAAGGACGAGATACACATCCCATTTGAATATTCCCCAAAGATTGTTATAACGACAAACTATGCGATCAAGGGTGCAGGAAATTCATTTGAAAGAAGGAAGTGGGACCTTGAGTTCAAGCAGTACTACACCAAGTCCTTCACTCCTGAGAGTGAGTTTGGCCACATGCTATTCACTGGATGGTCTGACGAGGAGTGGAACAATTTTGATAACTACATGATCCAAAACCTACAGTTCTATCTGTCTAGTGGACTATCGAGAAGCGAGTTTAAGAATCTTGCTACACGAAAGTTTATTGCAGAAACGTCTGGTGATTTCTGGGAATGGTGTACTGGTACTGACAACTACATGACAAGGCTAAACGCTGTGTCTTTAGGTCAGGAGCTGTACAATGACTTTTCCATGCAGTATCCAGACTGGGGTCAGTACGGCAAGTACAAGATATCCCACAACAAATTTTATAGGTGGATAGACTGCTACGGTGATTTTGCGTTTGGTACCAAGCCTAACATATCAAGAAACGCACTTGGTAAGACGATAGAATTTATATTAAAGAAAGATGAAAATTTACTCTTAAACTTTTAACTATGGAATACTCAAGTTTTATTATCAAGGAAAGATGGGAGATAACAAAGAAGTTATTTCAATTGTCTAGAAAAGATTCTAGACGTAGTAATGAATTGTCAAGTAGCTGTGACGACTATCGTGTTGCTTACGACTACATAACTGGAGCCTCTGATTTATTGCCATACGTTCCATTAGACAGCCTTAGAGTTCTTAGAAGGAGTTTGTTAAAGCTGGACGAAAAGATAAACGCAGACACAATAGTTGAGGTAAAGTATTGGATTCAAAAACTACAGGATGATGCTTCGTGAATATCAAATAGACATAGCGAATAGGGCGGTAGAGATACTGAGACTAAAGAAAATAGTCTACCTAAGCATGGAGGTTAGAACTGGAAAGACTCTGACCTCATTTGAAACAGCAAAATTATATGGTGCGTTGAGGGTTCTCTTTATGACAAAGAAAAAAGCTATAAAGAGTATCCAAGACGACTACGATAACTTTGGATACTCTAAGTACTTTGAGCTAGTAGTAGCAAACAACGAGTCAATACATAAGATTGACGGTAGCTTTGACTTAGTGGTGCACGATGAGTCACATAGGTTTGGATCTTTTCCTAAGCCATCACTTGGTGCCAAACAATTTAAGTATAGGTACTCAAGCATACCACTTATTTTATTGTCAGGCACACCAACACCAGAGAGCTTCTCTCAGATGTACCATCAGTTTTGGATAAGCATATACTCACCATTTAGGGGATATGCAAACTTTTATAGGTGGGCAGACGACTACGTGATGAAGTATCAAAGAAAGATAAACAGCATGCTAGTCAATGACTATTCAAAGGGAATAGAGTCAAAGATTATGTCTGTTGTTTCTCAGTACATGATAAAATTTACTCAGGCTGAGGCTGGATTTTCTTCAGAGATAGAGGAGGAGGTCATACACCTAAAGATGAAGCCCGTTACCTACAGCATATGTAAAAAGCTGAAGTCAGACTTAGTTGTCGAGGGTAACAACGAGGTCATACTGGGAGACACCCCTGCAAAGTTAATGCAGAAGCTACACCAACTATACAGTGGAACCTGTAAGTTTGAGACTGGCAACTCTATGGTACTTGATCTGACTAAGGCTGAGTTTATCAAGTCGCAATTTGCGACCGCAAAGATTGGTATATTCTACAAGTTTAAAGAAGAACTGAATGCACTAATTCAAGTTTATGGTGCAGAAAACTTGACATCAGACATCGAGGAGTTCAACTCCAGCAACAAGTCTATAGCCCTACAGATCGTTAGTGGCAGGGAGGGTATATCTTTAAAGAACGCAGAGTACTTGGTTTTTTACAACATCGACTTTTCTGCTACATCATTCTGGCAGGCGAGAGATCGTATGACCACCATGGACCGTTTATTCAATAAGATATACTGGATATTTGCTGAGGGTGGAATTGAAGATAAGATATATAAGGCCGTGAAGGCAAAGAAAAAATACACCGTAAACATTTTTAAAAAGGACTATGAAA